ATTTATACAGAAAAATACACTGGTGAAATCGGTGAAGAAGGTATAGACTGGGTATGGGAAATCGGTCTCATCGCACAAGATATCAAGAAAATCCCATATTTAGAATTTGCTGTATCTAACCCCGAAGATAGCCCAGAGGGCAAGTACGGGTTGAATTATACAAATTTTATTGGGGTTTGCGTACAGGGAATAAAGGAAATGGATCAGCAGCTCCAAGCGACCCGGACCCAACTCGAAGGGGACCTCCGAACGACCCAGACCGACCTCCAAGCCGAGAAGGCTAAAGTCGCTACATTAGAAGATCTTGTGATGACACTCCTCACCCGCGTACAAAAACTAGAACAGAGATAGACGACCAGTGCTGGAACGTATACTAGTACAACCGAAGAGAACCATTTAAAGGATTGATATCTGGAAGTAATACTATTTGTATTTGTATTCGTATGGTGAGCGAAATCCGGTGTTTGCACGGAAAGAGAAAATCGCATTGCAAACGCTGCGAAGGTTCGCAGACATGTATCCATAGCAGACGAAAACAGGAATGTACTGACTGTGCGAGAAGTAATCGCGACCATGTAATAAATCGTAACATTTGCAAGTCATGTCGCAGTAAGCATTTATCAAGTCGGCGACGTATACTGGGAGTTTGCGCGACGTGCTGCCACGGAGAAAGGCATTTAAGGATCGAGCACGTTTTCGGAGGGCTGATTGTAGACGAAGTTGGTTTCGAACCAAATTTACAAGATGAAGTGGTCAGCGTTGATCATTGTGTAAAAAAGATCGCCTCTCGCAGGCCGGATTTGGTGTGGATTGTTCAGGGAACCGTCATTGTAGTCGTGGAAATAGACGAAGATTCACATGTGGGATATTGCCCGAGAGACGAGGTTCGCAAGCTAACAGATCAGAACGCATGCTTGCATGCATTGCAAGGTTGCGACGAAGTTCCAACTTATACAATTCGCGTAAATCCAGATGGATTTGACGGGGGTATTGTCGGCCAAAAACTGAGAGCAAAAACGATAGGCAAGTTGGTGAGACAGTTGCTATCAGCCAAGATACGATCGCCGCATAGAGACAATCTAACATTTGCATATTATCATTCGAAATCGGAACACTTAGTGAAAGAACAATCGAGACATATTCCACTCCTCGAGTTCGACAGAATCACGTAGTTACTTCAGAAAGACTGTTTTAATGGATGACATCATTCCGTCCCCCAGGCAAACACGATAGTGAACATGCGGTTTCAGTGTATTTCCCAAAGGTGTTTTATAACCTTGTGGGTATTTAAATTTCAATTGCGCGATCCCGTTTTCATCGGACAATGCAACTCCGGAATTGGAATATTTATTGTAAGCTAATGCCGGATTTTGAACAATGATATCTGCTGCGGTTGTTCCGTTTGACGCCCAGTATATAACATTCCTGTTCCGTCTGACTTTAACATCAGTGATAGTGTCAGCCCCAATCGGAACTTTCAATGTCATCGAGTCGCATGGGAAGACGGTTTCACCGAGGAATGGTAAATAGAAATCTCTATCGAAAGCTTGTAATAGAGCGCATAATCCGACGATAGAGTACATAGTGCGATTCAACTTTATAGGTGTGAAGCGCTGTGTAATGAAAGTGATGAGATTAAATCTAAACATTCCAATGAAGCCCCAATTCAATGCACCCAGTACGACGACCATTTTAATAAATTTCTTTATCATTATTTGAAAGAATAGCTCCATTTTATATATTTTCATGAGATAAATTTTGCGTTCAATACATGAAAAATGAAATCGACCGTCAGTTTCGCGTTCATACGATAGAAATAAAATGTGTATAATTTTCAATTGGTATATACTATATGAATTATCTAATCATAGTCGCGATCTTACTCTTTCTCTTTGCGTATATGAAGCTATATTTGAAACCCAAACCGACGATGCAATTTTTACAAGCGAAGCTTTGTAACTTTGATTCGAAGTTGCTCGTAGAGAAACAACCGGTGTTATTATTCGACAAGGTTGTCAATCCACAGGAGGTGATAGGTGTATTTTTCAAATATCTGCACCATCTAAGGAACGACAGTATGACATCTGCAAATAGCATTGAGAAGCAAAATCTATCAAGATTTGCGATTGTGTACAACGACACTGACGTCATGCAAGAGATATATGTAAAGAAGTACGTCACGAGAGTGAAATCGATCGATAAGAATATATTTTACTCTACAGTGAATGATTCAGGAACAGAAGATTTTGTGGAGGTAAAATTACCCGGGAAGAACATGTTGGTGGTACCATACCTATTTTCAATAAGGACAGAGACTTCGATGCCAGTGACGTACTTATCCGACTTCATCCACGTCATTTTTTGACTTGAATAGATTTTCCTTAAAGAATGCGGTCTTATCCAAGCGGTTCGTGCCGAATGCGGAGAACATATTTTCCAAAGGTCTCGTGAGGACAAATTTATGTTTACATTTAGAAATACGTCTATTATCGTGAAGAATTTGTTCTTCAAAATGGTCAACAGTTTTTATTTTCTTAGAGATGTATGCGTCCTGTAATTTCAATGAAGACAACCTTTCTTTGTATAGAAGTTTTTCGCTGTAGTCCATCAAAACATCTATATCTTGTTTCAGCTGAATAATAGTATCACCGAGTCCGTCTTTATCAAGGTCGTCAAGTTTTTCATGAAGAGCATTAAAGTACTTCTCGAATTCCAAGCTTGGTTGAATATTTTTGTGCAAAGTCCCGAACTTAATCCTAGACCACAACTGATTGATAACCGACGCGAGTTTTTCATTCATTTTCGTGAGGTTTTCTTTCGTATCATCCCATTTATAGAATCGCGCAATAGCGATGACGAATCCTATATATGTCGATAACATGATAGGGAATACTGTGTTGAAGAACGGCGGTGCTTCAACATATTGCTTGACGGAGTCAATAAAGGTGATGCATGAAGCGACCGCGATTACTGAGATCTGCACGAAATCGATTTTTTTTTTCAGCCCATGGTATTTAAGAGACAACATTCTTTGATTATCAAGTAAAATGAGCTTATCAGCCTTGAGAAGATTCAACCATTTTTTAATTCTGATATACAGAACGTATGCATTTTTTCTAAAGACGTCGGCGTCGCCATGAGCCGTTTTATTGTGACCGATATTAAGCTTTCTTATCAAGAAGTCAATGCGTTCGTTAAAGGTTACCGTTTCATTATTTTCGTCAATTTGTTTATCGCCATCTTCCACGGCATCGATATCAATTTCAAGATGATTGGAGTTCACATGATCATCACGTTTTAACATTGATAGCATACGCTTCATCCATATAAGGTTACTTCCTAATATTTCGCGGAGCGCACAAATTAAAAGATTGTTTTTTTCTTGATTGAATGTAATGAATTCGACATTATTCAGAAGTAATTCCCACAACGGTTTTCCTGATTGGTTTTTCAATTGGGTCCGAATGGAGCGAAAGAAGCCTGGACACTTAGAGAAACGGAAAGTCCGAGAGCATCAATCATTACCGTCGCAATACATCTCAATGGAGACGCCTTATCGAGGTCTTCTACTATATCACGGATTGGGATCCGGTAAAACGCGTACGGCGATTGACATAGCGGAGACGGGAGGTTTCAACGAGATCATAGTGATTCTACCTGCGAGTTTAAAGTCAAATTTCGAGAAAGAATTGGAGACGTACGGCGTCACTGACCGAGCGAGGTACGTCTTCATACATTCAAATGGACTAACTCGAAAAGTGCTAGGAGATTTCCATGACAGATACTTCGATGATAAACTGATAATCATCGACGAAGTGCACAATTTAACGAGTGGCTTAACGGATCACAAAAGCATTAAGTCCAAATTGTATAAGAAACTATTAGATTCTCAGAATTCTAGATTTGTTTTACTTTCGGGGACTCCCATGATAAACCATCCGGTCGAAATTTCACACATAGTCAATCTTTTACGAGGGGAGCAATCGGTATATTCAATAGCTGTAGGAGGTACACCCGATCCGAATGATTTACTTGATGCATTGGTGAATAATGAATACGTTTTAAATTCAGAGTCATCGCGAGTGTCAGAGGGGAAAGGTGATTATTGGTTAAAGTTTACAATAACTCCGAGAGATTTCATAAAAACGGGAGAGGTATCAGTGATTGGTAACAGGAGAGGTACTGAGTCGGGATTGCTAAAGTTAAAGAAATCGATCAGTGTGAAGAGAAGACTTGAGAGTATATATGCGAAATTAAAGGGAATGAGAACGATCGAGAATGGGAAGATCAAACTATTAAATTCAAAATTCAAAGTGGTGAAGAACTATAGTTTACCAGTAACTGCGAAAGAATTCGACGAGCTGTTTACTGTCGAGAATTCGGGTGATATTTTCAAACGACGAGTTGCGGGTTCTGTATCCTACTACATGCAAGAGGAGGATGACAATTACGCGAAGACGGATACGATAGAGATTCGTTTAGATCTGACCTTGCATCAATATAATGTTTACAAAGAAAAGCGAGAGGAGGAGATCAGATTGGAGAGGAGCGGTGGTTTGAACTCAGTTTACAAAGTTTATTCGAGAGCTGTGTGCAATTTTGCGTTTCCGAGTGATGTCCCCCGCCCATTTCCGAAGGATATGAGAGGCAGAGCCTTTGTGAACAGTGGGCTTGACACAGATTCAGCGGCGACTATTGCGGCGGATGAATCCTTAGGCGACGTGGAAGTCGAAGGTATCATATCCAGAAAACGGCAATACAGAGATGCATTAGAGAACTCGTTAAAATCATTAGGGGAGCACGATGGTTTTATCAAAGATTTAGAAGACAAGTATTCGCCAAAGTTTTATAAGATCTATGAGAAAGTGAAGGAGGACGATGGTACGGCGATGATTTACTCGGACTTCAGAGCTGTCGAGGGGGTACACATAATGAAGATGATTTTTGAGCGAAAAGGGATCGGAGAACTAAGAATATCGAAGGACGGAGGAGATTATCGAGCAATTTTCCCGGCAAACTGTACGAGCTACTACATTCACTATGGTTCAAACTCCGACCGAGTGGCGAACGACATTTCACTTCACATCTTCAACAACGAGATCGAGAAGATACGAGTACACGAGCGAGTCATAGCGGACCTGGAATCGAGATTCGGGGGGGTCAATTTGAATAAAATTCAATTAGCCGGGAAAGTGGTGAAGGCGATATTCCTAACGAGATCAGGATCCGAGGGAATTTCTCTAAGAAATGTGAGAGGGGTACATATAATTGAGCCGTATTGGAATTCGACTCGCGAGAAGCAGGTAATTGGCAGAGCTATTCGAATGAACTCACACCAAGATCTAAAGAAAGGGGACCGCCGAGTGCGAGTGTATAAATACATTTCAGTATTTTCCGAGGAACAAAAGAATGAGCAATCGCGGAAGTCGTCACTTCTACATAAAAGCGACAAGGGTTTAACGTCCGATGAATTGGTACAAGGTATAGCGGCCAACAAATCAGAGAGAATAGCAAGATTTGAACATTATCTGAAGGAGGCGTCGATAGATTGTAGACTAGGTCATATGCATGACAGTGAAGTGAACTGTCTTAATGTGAACGAGGACAGAATGCACGACGCGCAGATGTATACCTTTAGTTTAAAAGACGACGCGGTGACAGTGACATTACCTCATCGGGACGCGGACAGAATCACAAAGGATGTGTTGCTTGTTAAATTTTCAAACGGTGAACATGAATATAGATTTTTGTACGTACCTTCCAGTAAGAACCTGTACGACGCGGACACGAGACGGTTCAGTGGAACAATGAGAAGGATATCAAAGTCTAGATACAAAGTGGATCTCGTGGAGAAAAAGTAAATTAACAATTATCTTCGTACTGTTTAACTTTTTTATCGAGTTGCGATTGCAATCGCTTACGGTCATTCTCGAGTTTTTTTCTATTATTTGGAGTCATTGAGTGAGTGGGTCCTTTCAGGACATTATCGATTGATTGAAAACTCGTATTCATAGACGTGTTGGTCTGCATATTAGCGAGTGTTTCATTA